CGCAGGACTCATGTTTGAACCCCAACCGTTGATGATTGTCCCTGTTCTCTCGGCGGCACCAGTCAAACTGTCAACGCCTCGCTTCACTTTGTCAACCTTTGCGGCGGTGATGTCGAGTTGAAGGTTCACTTTGTCGAGCGGTTTGATGTCTTTGTTGAAAGGTATCTTGTTCCACCCCTTAATGATGAGGTTGACGCCGTCGATGAACTTGTTAATCCAGAACTCCCAATAACCAAGCAGAAGGTTGATGGCGAATTGAACCGTGCTAACGATGGCGTTCCAGATTGTTTTGATGCCGTTCCTAAACCACTCAAACTTGACCCACATCAAAACGACAGCGGCAATCAAACCAACAATTGCCGCCACCAGAACACCGATGGGGTTAGCGTAAAGCGCAGAGTTGAAAAGCCATGTCTGGATGGTTGCCATTTTCTCTGCCGACGTCAGCATCTTGAAGAACGCGATGATTTTGCCGTAACCGGCAATCGCCATCATTGTTCCCTTGAATGCGAGGTAAGCGCCACCTAAAACGATGATGGCGTCCTTGTTTTCAACGATGAAAGTTGTCAGCCCACCGACAATTCCCGCGAGCGTTTCCAAGACTGCGTTAAATGCAGGGAACAGCGCAGTCACCAAAGGTGTCACAGTTGTCGCTACTTCGTCCATCAGCAGTCCAAGCGACTCAAAGATGGGTGTCAGGTTTGTCATTGCCGAAACAATCATCGGTAGAAACGGTGCAATCGCCTGCATCGCACCCGTGAACAACTCGCCGAAACCTAGAACGAGTGGTTGAAGCGCTGGTAGCAAACCAACCAGCGACGACAATGTGGTACCCACGACCGAGTTGATGGTCGGCGCGACTGACTTCAGGAATGCGTCCATCATTGTCGTAATGCCCGGCAACGCTTCCTTAATTGACGCGACAGCAGGCTCCATCATCTTTCCAAGAGACTGACCGAGCGTGTCTTTGAAGGTTGAAATCAAACCAGTCAAAGTCATCGACTGTTCGTTCATCATTCCTTTGACCTTTTGCAGACCTGCGCCTGCGCCAGTCTCGATGGCTTTCATCACGTCCTCGGCGGAGATTTTGCCTTGTTCACCGAGTTTCTTGATTTCGGGAATGGACTTACCCATTGACGCCGCGAGGGCTTCCCACACGGGAATACCAGCCTGCGTCAACTGCATCATGTCCTGTCCTGTGGCTCGACCTGCCGTTGACATCTGCTGAAGGGCGTACACAGCGCGTTGAATGGCGTCTGCGCCGTAACCCTTCGCTGAAGTGGCGTCACCGAGAACGGTCATGATTGGAATGATGCGTTTTGCTTCAACACCAGTCGACAACAACGCCGACGCGGCGGATCGCAACTGTGGCAACTCAAACGGTGTCTTGGCGGAGAACTCGATAAGTTCGTCCATAAAGACTTTCGCTTTCTCTGCCGAACCAAGCATCACCTTGAAACCAATCGCCGCCTGTTCGTTGGCTTGCGCAGTGCGAATACCCATCATTCCTGCGGTCTGGGTCATGCCGACGATGGCGGTGCCAAGCATCGCAACTCGACCAGCGACCATGCCGAAAGCGCCACCCATGCCTCGACCAGCGTTTTGAGTTGTTACATCAAATTGGTGCGTAGCGTTCGCCGCTTGTTGAACGTTACGGGTGTAGTCGGTGGTGTCTGCGCGGAACCGAGCAAGAACATCAAACACAGTCGCCATGTTCTATCTCCTTCCGCGTTTCATCGATTGCTCTTCTTCCCATGCGCGCAGTTTCCAAACCGCACGCCAATGCGTCATCTCGGCTGAACTAATCGGGCGGTGTGCGCCCGACCCGTACAGCAACTCCTCGCGAGTGCGACCTAGACGTTCGGCAAGTTCGTATTGAAAGCGTAACTCTGGGTTGTCTAGGAGTCTTTTCCCGCTTCATCGACCGCCTTGTCGTTGAAGCCAGAAAGACGAGTCGCGACTTCAGCGAGGCGGTCAAGGATTGCACCGTTCTTGCTGAGGATGAGGTCGCGGTCTTCTGTTTGGAAAACAGGCTCTCCTGTTTCGGGGTCAAAACACGTCTGGATGATTAGGTCTGGGTAGACCTGCGCCATGTCAACTTGACCGCCCGCTTGGACAGCGCCCTGCATCAGCACGGCTCGCGAAGCACCGCTCATGGAACGGATCTCGAGTTTGACGCCCCATTCAGGAACTTCAACAAGTTCACTGTGGGTGTCATTGACAGACATGATTTGGTCACGAAGATTGGACACGAGTTCTCCTTAAGAGAGTTGGGACACAAAGGTCACGTTGTTGGTTACGACCAAGTGCCTCGCGTGATGGCACCAGTCACTTGGAGTTCTGCGGAGAAGGTTACAACATCCGCTACGGGGCTTGACACCTCGTATGACGTCAAGATGGCTTCGCCTGAATACTTGATGCGTCCAGATGCGGATCCTTCCTTGCCGTACTCAAACGAAACGCTGTCGATGGTTCCGGCGAGCAACGCCGAAAGGACACCAGCGAAGTGTGCGTCTGCTGTAGAGTCAAACTTGCCTCCGAGCGAAATGGTCGCATCGGAAAGACCTGTGATGTAGGTCTTGGCGTTGTTGCTGAAGGTGGTCGTTTCGCCTGTTTCAACTGAGCGAGGCATTGAGATTTCGTCGAGGTATGCCGACAAGTCAACGAGCGAACCCGAAGAGTTGTCCAACTTGAATACCGCGTTCTTACCGTGACGGAAAGGCATATTAGTTTCTCCTTATGAGCGTGAAAAGTTGATGTGGAATGTGATGCCACCCGTGCCAGCGAGCGTCCATGACGCGCGAAGGTAACGGTTGACTGTGCCTGTTACGGCGATGCGTTCGCTTGCCAGCGATGTTGTGCTGACGGCGGTGAAAGTGACTAGGTCTGCCCACGTCGAGTTGTCGGCGGAGTGTTGAACCTTGAATGTTGCTCCCGCGTTGTGGCTGTTGGCGGTGACGTGCAAAATGCCGACTCCACCGTTCGCTGTTGATGCGGAGTTGTCCAGCGCTGTTCCCACGCCGGTGGTCGTTGCTGACGTCAAGTCGCGCAGGCTGATGCCCGCGCTGACGCCACCCGAAACCTGTGCTTCGGCGCTCACCGACACAACATCGGCGACGGGGCTTGAAATCTCGTACGAAGTGGACACCGTTTGTGCGGACTTCAGTCGCGCGCCGTGTGCCAGCCCCTCTGGTGCGATGGTGATGACCACGCCGTTTGAGTCGCCAAGGTACCCAGAAAGGACAGCGTCGGTAGCGCCTGCCTGACCGTCAAACATTCCGCCCATTGAGATGGTTCCATCTGCCAAGCCTGTGATGTAGGTTTTCGCGTCCTTGCCGTAGGTCGTGGTTTCGCCAGTCTCAACTGACTGCATCACGGATGCCTCGTTTAGAAATTGGGAAAGGTCGTAGTTGCCAATGAGAACTTTGGTGTTCTTACCGTGTTTGAATGCCATCAGCCTTCATCTCCTTCGGCAGTTGGTTCGTCCTCAACGACGACGTCTTTGCCGTCGGCGGGTTCAATCAATCCTTGCTCGCGGAGCCATTTGATGGACTTCGCTGGAATGTCGTCGACGACTTCTCCTGCTTCAACGCGGCGCGAAGCGTACTCGATGCCAACAAGCACTCGGTACTTTGCCATTGCGTTCCTCCGACTAGTTCAAAGACAGACGTGTCCCGAACCACCCGATGACCACGATGGGTACGGTTCAGGAAAGCGGAGACACGACGGTCACGTTTCCTGCAGGCTATCAGCCCTTACAACAGGTGCAGGACTTTACCGTAGTGGATGCTTTGCGGGCTTCTGTTGCCGTGTCGACAACGCGAAACAGCATCGTTTGTTCGTCGCCGTGAACGACGACTTTGCGGAGTAGCCACATCACATCATCAAGGAATGAGGCTGGTAGGACGATTTGCGAGGGTGCGTCAATGCTTGCCATAGGGCTGGCAATAGTGACACACCGCAACGACGGTAGGAGGATTTAGAAACCCCAGTGTCCTAAACCACCGTTATCAAACAGGTACTTGGCGACAGCGAGGTTGCAGTCCACTTTGCGAAGCACCTCAAGGTTGCCGAACTTGGCGTTGCAGACCTGCGCCGTGACGGTTTTCCACGTCGAGTTGATTTGCATAGCCCCTGAGTCGTAAGAACGGATCGCCGCGCATCGTTTGTAGATGTTCGCCGGTGCCAAACGGCAGTCGAGGTGGGATTTTCCGCTCTTGTAGTTCCAGCCGATTGCTTTCGGTTGGCAACGGGACTCGCGGTAAGCGATGTAACTCCACACGGCGGTTGGTTTGAGTCCCGCTTTCTTGATGGCAGGCTCAAGTTTGGGGCATCGGTATGTCTTGTCTCTGGGGATTGAAATAAGCG